ATAAAAGCTAAAACTTAAAAAGGTTACCCCGTCATTTTCTATCACTGAGGCTGTACTTTTGACAAATTGTCCCTCGTCTTGAAAATAACCAACAATTATCTTACCACCTGAGACAGCTTTTGTAAACTCATCCCAATTCCCTACAATAGATTCTACGTCTGTTGTAGACCATCCTTCTGTTGTTTGAAGGTTACCCGGTAGAACATATACATCGGAAGAGCCATTACTGGTAATGGCTCTCCAGCCATTATTAGTATAGTACTTCAACTCTCCATTATTAATCCAGAGGTCACTTGTACTTGGAGCTTTTATATCTTGTATAATATCTCTAAATCTTTTCATTGCTTATTATTGTTATTAGAAGTTGCTTTCTGCTTATTTATTTGTTTTTCCTTGAGCCTTGCATCAGTTTTAGCCTTCTCCTTATCATGCTCCAGCCTTTCCTTATCAAGCTTAAGTCTTAAATCAAATTCCCTTATCTGCTCCATTAGCTTGTCTTTAGTCTCTTGTGAATATTCAGGTTCTATTATACCATCATCTTCACTATTCTTGCTATAAGCTTGCATTTGTGCAATAATAATCTTTGTCTCATTATCTCTTTGGTTAAGAGCATCTTCCTGTTGCATCTTAGCCTGTTCCATCTGAGCCTTCTGTTCTATCTCTTGTTGCTGTACCTGCAATTGCTGTTGTTGAGCTTGAGCCTGTCTTTCTTGAATACTTCTTTCATCCTTTTCAACAAGTCTCTGCTTTTCAGCAAGCGAAGATGAACTGAATAACTTCATAATAGTTGAGAATGATAGAGTCTGGTTCTGCAATGCTGCCTGAGCTAAAGTATCAAGTTTTGAGTTTAATTCTTGAACACCATTGCTATTATCCACTACAAGACCATAATCAGCTTCTGCAAATTCATCACCATCTATCTCCATAACTCTTATTGAATTATCAGACAAGATATATTGGAACTTCTTGCTTCTGCCTCTTAATGCTATCTTAGCTGTTTCAAGCAAACACTCTAATGCCCTCTTCTTGACATCCTCATGTACTACAAATAGCCACTCTGTAATATGAGAAGACTGCATCATGCTTCTCTCTACTCCACCTACTGTCTCTCTATTACTTACCTGACCTTCTCTTTGCCTGGTAATGCCAGCAACTTCTGCCATTTCCATCTTGATAAACTCAAGAAGATTAATGTATTGCTGTATCTGATTACCATCAGAAGCTGTAATTACCCCAGTAGAAGCATTGTTTAATGCACCTGCAAGTTTACCTGTAGCTGCACCTAAATTACCTTCTTTGAAGCTATCTTCTACTGCAAGACCCATAGTCTTTGCATAGTATAACCATTTCTCTATATCCCATCCCTTAGGTTTCTTGGCAAAATCTAATCTCACCAATGAACCCCAGTTTCTTGCTATCAGCTTATTTAATCTATCATGTATTGCATCATACAAGTAGTTATATGGCTTCATCATATCCACCAAGCTGAATGGTCTGTTGTCATTAAGGTTATAAATAGAACCTACAATTCCAAAGTGACATCTTGAAGGGTTGCTTAGTCTGTTGTACTGAACTACTCTTGGTCTCATATTGACATAAATGTCTGTGCCAATCTTAGTTCCTTCCCATGCTTCATTGATGTAGAATATCTGCTCTTCTTCTCCAGCATCCTTATCTATTACATAAGTCTCTGGGTAGAAGTTAAATACTTCTTCACCTGTTTGAGGGTCATAACTTCTTACCTTCTTAATCTTTCTTCTTGACTTCCAATATACTCTAAGTACTCTCAAGTTTCCTGCAACATCATAAGGAAGAAGTGAGTTATTAACCCCATCATATCCTCCTAATGGGTCCCAAAAGAATCCCTCTGTACTTATTTCATCCCCTATCATGTGATTATTGACAAAGCCATATCTCTCATCAATATTATCCATAGAGTCTGTAGCAGCTTGACCTACATGGTCAGGCATTTTCTCTATATACTCCATGTCTTTCTTTGTCAATACATCATAGTAGGCATCAATAACCTTGCCTGGACTCCAATAATCTTCGAGGATTATCATATCTGCATCCTCAATCTTATTGCTATATCCTGACTTAAAGATTCTTACTTTGAGTGGATTTAGTCTTTCAATAGTAGGCTCACCTCCTACAATATCACATTGATAAATCTCTTCACCAACTGCCATTGCATCCATGAACCCTTGATTGAACATTAAAGGAATATTCAACTCCTTTATATAGTGGTTAAGAAGGGCATTAGCCCTAATTTCCCTCATGTCCTGCCACTCATAGGTGTAGTAATCATTTATCTTTTCAAGCTCTTGGTTAGCCTCCTCTTCTGATTGAGAAGTATTAGATACCCATTCCTGTAGCTTCTGTAGTAATTCTTGCTTCTTGTTATTCTCTATCTCTGTAATAGCATTAGGGTTAGTAACTACTACTTTGAAGTCAAAAACTCTCTTACTTTCCTCACCTCTAAGCACATTCAACTTACTATTCATAATAGGATAGTGTTGGATTCTATCAGGTATGAAACCTGCCTGTAGCTTCTCAGGATTCAGTATCATCTCAAGGTCACTCATGTGAAGCTTCCCATTAAGTAAGTCATACGCTATCTTTTTATGAATAACACTCTTCCTTACAAGACTATAGTTAAAAAATGTCTTTGAATCAGCAAAATCCAAGTGTTTCTTTCTCCATTCCTTGGTCTTTTTATTAAAAGGTAAGTTTTGAGGGGGCAATTGACAAAATTCACTCATATTTATATTTCCATTTATATCCTCCTGCCTTTTTAGTTTTTCCTTTTAAGCAATGCACAATTGCTGGCTTGAAAATACCAATCTCCCCAGAGG